AAAAGTGCTGGATTTCCTCTTAAATACTTAGCAGCTACTGATAAAGATTTTTATAATAAATTAAAAGGAATGGGTGCTCAATTTTCAGGTCAAGGTATTCAACAGGGAGCTACACAACCAGGAGCCAGACATAATATAGGAAATGTTGGAGGATATGGTACAACACCTACTCCCAGACCAGAGCAGTCTCCACCTATTCCTGATGCAACTAGAGATCAGGAGCAGCAGATTACGGCACTTAATGCCCTGCAACAACGTGGAGCAGCTTTGAGGCAGTTGGCAAAGCCAACAGCTATAGGAAGTCCACAATTTAATCAGCAATTAGGTACAAATGTAATGCGTAATGAAGGTGGGTTGATGTCTGTTGTTAAACGAGATAATGGAGGAGATCTTTACAATTTTAATCCTATAGTAATGGATCCAACTTTACGACCACCTCCTTCAAATCAGCCAGATAGACGTTTTGTTCGTAGTTTTTCTGGAGCACCTATGCTTGAAGAAGCATATAGACGGGCTGAAGCATTGCAAACTAAGGATTATGGATATCCATCAGATACTGCTCTAAAAGAAAAACAAGCAGCACTTTTAAAAGGAAGAGCAGATATTCCTGACTGGTTTAAAGATAGAATAGCAGCTTCTGATGAGGCCAAAAGGAGAGCACATTGGGGCAATGTTGCAGGATTCTTTGGTCGTCTTGGTACATCCACAGCTCCTGCTGCTCAAGTAGGAGGACTACGTGGATTACTTGGTGCTGGAGTAGCGGCAGGAGCAGAAACTATTCCTGACGTACTAGCAACAGAAAAAGAATTTAGAGCAGAGGAAAGAGATTTACAATCAAATTTGTTACAGGCTAATTTAGATACTTTAAAATTAGATCTGGATATCTCTGAATCTGAGTTTGCTCGTGGTACTGACAAGGCACAACGAGCATCAGAATTAGGACAAGCCTTTGCAGATAGATTGATTAATATAGCTGATATTGAAGCAGATCGTGCAGATGCATTAGGAACTGGTATGATACAAAGTAAGGATGTACGAACTGTACTGGCAATAATGCAAGCTCAAACAGGTGCAAGATATGTATTAGGAGCAGATGGTAAACTTAAATATGTTGGAGGTGAGCCATTAGGTGCTGATGAACAGGCAGAATGGAATCTAATCTTTGATGAAGGTATCAAGAATTTACAAAGCACTGGTGGTAATTATTCTACTATAGTAACATTTCTTACTGAAAGAGTTAATGCTAGTATTCTTGGACAAAAGAAAAATTCTAATGGAGGTGAGATTGTATCTGAAGTACCTACTAAATCTTCTGCAACTGTACGGAGTATAGAGACTCCTATACTAAATCAAGACGATGTAAATACTATTACTAGTAAATCAGGTGTAACTAAATAATGGTTCAAATATCACCTGAATTACTTCTTCCATCTACCCCTCCAAGAGAAGGTCTTTCTTTTAGAAGTAGTATCTTTACTGATGCAAAGGAAGAACTAGTTGCTGCTAGAGAAGAAGCAGATGCAGAAGGTCGTGAGTTTACACCTTCTGATGTTGAAGCCTATCTCAAAGGTAAAAATATAGATGTTCAAGATTTTATGAAAGCTCACTTAGAATGGGAAGCTGATTATGAATCTATGGACACTAAAAGAAAACGAATGGCTGGAGAATTTTCTATAAGTGAACGAGAAAAGGGAAGATTTGGTGTTGGTGTTCCCGGTAGAGTTGCTGGTGAGATGTTTGGTTTGGCAGGAGAAGGTATAGGAGGATTACTTCCCGAAACTACTAGAGAAAAAGCAAAAGATATTATTGCAAGGATAGTAGGTGGTGAACAGCAACGACAGGAATTATTTTTCCCATCTGCTACAGGACTTGAAAAAGGTGTGGCTTATATGGGAGATCTTATAATAGGAGGATACAAACTTGCAAAAGGTCTTCAAACACTAGGTAGATATGGAAGAGTACCTAAGGTGGTAACAGGTGCAGAAAAAATAGGAGCTGGAGAAAGAACGAAAAAGGTTTTAAGAGGAGCAGGAACAGGCACCGCATATGGAATTGGATTTGCTGCTGCTGAGACAGCTATTACGCCTTTAGAAGAAGCCGATTTTTGGGTAGAAATGTTATCTGAATGGAAGGGAGATGCTACGTTACCGAATGGAAAAACTGTTAATGAAGCAATTGAACATTTAAGAATAAATCCAGATGATACAAAAGTTGAACAATATATAAGAGCTTTTAAAAATAATCTTATGCTAGAGGTTACTGCTGGTGGAGCAGTATTTGGTGCGCTAAAAGGAGCTGGACCTATGGCTCAACTTATTGGTACGGGATTAGATAAAGTTGGAGTGGGACAACTTGGAAGATATTTAAAAGATAAAACTATAAAATATGTTGATCATGTACCTTATTCTCAATCCATGAAAGATATATATAAGGGTATTAAACGAAAAGGATCTGAATGGCTTACTTCACGTTATGGATTAACAGATGATGCTGTTCGTATGGTTATAGAAAAAAAAGGATCTAATAGAGAAGCTCTTACACAGGCAGCACAAATGTCTGATGATTTGGCACGAGCACTTAGAGCAAGAGAACCGTGGAGAGTAGAGGGAGTAAGAAACTATACTTTTTCTAAAGAAGGGCGAGAGATAAAGCAAAATTATCTTGACAATGTTGTTAATGAAGCTCTGGCTGGAAGTAAACAGGCAAGAGAAGTACTTGAAAAAGATGCTCCTGAAGCATTAGTTGTTGTAGATAAGATGCGTGAAAATTTAAAAATATTAGGAATTGATCTTCAAAAGATAACGAAAGGAGAATTGCAATTTACTATAGGAGATAATCTCGAAACATATTTAAATAGAACTTATCGTATTTATGATGATCCAAATTATTTAAGAGGAGGAGTTAAAGATCTTCCTGATGATGTAGTAAAAAATGCAGAAGATTTTTTTAGGCGTGAAGGAATAGAGGAACAAGATATTCCTGCTGTTATTCAATATTATACAGAAGGTTTACAACGTGGAGAGCAAGAAGCCTTTCATAGTGCATTTAAAGGTTCAAGAACTTCTGATATATTGAAAAAAAGAGAGGATGTTCCAAAGGAAATCAGAGCTTTATGGGGAGAAATTAAAGATCCATATATTAATTATACCAATAGTTTTAGAAAAGCTGCTAATCTTTTAAGTGAATATAAATTTAGAGATGATATAGCTGAAGAAGCATTAAGAGCAGGGAAAGCAACTGAACAGTTCTATGTAATGCCTGAAGGACAAGTTGTTCCTATTGGAGATGTAGTGGAAGAGGGAGTGACATCAGCAGGAAAAGGAGTTGGAACACTAGGTGGTGCGGCAAAAGGAGGTGTTGAAGATCCACTTCAAGGTTTGTTTGTTGATCCTGTTTGGAAGAAAGCTATAGATAATGGAATGGAAGTTATTTATCCTGATAATGGATTAATAAATACATGGCTGAAGGCTAAAGGTCTTTCACAAGCACAAGCAACTATATATTCTATACCTACTCATGGTGTTAATACTATAGGTAATACATTTATTATGCTTGCCAATGGAACACTTAATCCAGAATTTGCAATACAAGGTTTTAAAGATTTAACCAGAAGATTTATTGGTCAGTCCTTTGGTGGAAGAGGAACGGCTGAAGGCATTCCAGAATGGGCCAAGAAGTATGGAGTTCGGGATTGGACTGAGGATCAATTGACAGGAATGCCAGAATGGGCTAAGAAAGTTGGAGTTGATAATCTATCAGAGAAACAACTAAGGCGACTTCCTCCTAATATACGTAATGCCGTTCATACAGATAGAACTGTTCGGAAATATCAAGGAACAAATGCTGGTAGAAGCGGAATGGCAGATAGAGTAGGTTATTATCAACGTCTTGGTATTATTGATAGTAATATAGGAGTAGAACAATTAGCTAGAACTGCCAAGGAATCTTTACGTCATGATAATTTTAATTCATTTCTTGGTGGTGTCATGGATAGAAATCAAATAACAAGAGGTGGAGCCAAAGCCACTAAGTGGGCATCAGATAGATTTATGAGATTATATGAGGCGGAGGATAATCTATTTAAGATATGGAATTTTGAACAATTAAAAGGTGCTTATGGAAAAGCATTGCCAAATATGTCAGAAGAGGCATTAGATAATTTTGTTGCTCAACGCTCCAGAGATATGAAGCCTAATTATAATATGATTCCAAAAGTATGGAAGGCTACTAGAGGATTACCATTAGGTAATTTCCTTGCTTTCCCGGTTGAAATGTTACGCAATGGAAAAAATATTATGAAGTATGCGTGGAAGGATGTATCAGGACAGACAGCAAAAGAACTTGGAATTACAGATCCTGCATTAATTAAAGAATTAAGAAATATAGGATTAAAAAGAGCTGCTGGTATGACATCTGCAATTCTTGCAGGAGATGCTGCTAAACGACAAAGTATGGAGATATTCGGTGTTAGCGACGAACAAGATAAGGCTTTAAATAAAGTATTACAACCGTGGGAAACATTCCAACCAAGAATTTATACTGCTCCTATTGAAAGAGATAAAGAAGGAAATATAATAGCTGAGTATATGAATCTTGGTCAAATAGATCCACAAACTTATTGGAAAGCACCATCTAAAGAAATTCTTGCTGCTATGATAAATGGTGAAGATTATAATGAAGCTCAATTAAATCAAGCATTCCTTAATGCAGCTAAAAAGGTAGTATCTCCTTTTGCTGGTCCTGCAATGCTAACAGATAAAATGATCGAATTAATACGAGGAGAAGGACTTCCTGAAAATATTGGAGAGATAGAAAAACTTGGATATATTGTTGGAGAACTTGGTAGAACAACACTTGTTCCAAGAACGTATGATTGGTGGGAAAGAAGGCAAGAATTTTTCAAGAGTCAGGAAAAACGTGGAGAAGGTAGAGAAGTAACGAAATATGGTTTTCCAATAGCAAAAGGTAGGGTTGATTTCCCTTCTTTACTTGGAGTCAAAAGACAGAAAGTAGATTTATCTAAAGGTTTATCGTGGAATATAGGAAACGAAATTTATGCTAGAAACGATGCGTATAGACCCTTTAGAAATACATATAAGAATTATAGTATAAGTGATCCACAGCAAGTTATGGATGAATATGTGAAAACTTTTAAACTGCAACATAAATTAGATCAGCTACTTAAAGGTAAGTATGATGCCTACAAAGATTTAGGATTTACAGATGAAGATATTATTCATGCATTAACGGTAGGTGGATTTATAGAACAGGATATGTTAGAAGAAAGATTTATGAAAGTAGGTCGAAATGAATTTGAAATGCCTCAATTACCAGATAGTTTAATTCCTTTTGCTGAAGAAGTATCAGAAGTTCCTGTTCCATATGGTCCTTTAATAGAATTAAAAAATCAATGGGATAACTCTCCAATAGAATAAGGAAGAATAATATGCAGGACATGACCATGATTTGGAATGCCATACTTACGATGGCCGTAGGTGGATTTCTCTGGTGGATACGTACTACCACAGCATCCATTACCAGAATACGTGAAGAGAACTTGGAGAATAGAGAGCACATTGCCCTGACCTATGCAACCAAGCAGGACGTTAAGGATGACCTACAGCAGATCATGGGAAGATTTGATCGTCTGGAAGATAAGATAGATGACTACATGAGGATGGATAAGTAAATGGTTTGGCCGCTACCTATGGAAGAGTCTGAGCCTACTAGAATATCTGAGCAATATCCTGAAGCGGCTGCTCTAATACGTAAGTGGGAATCCGTTAATCAGTCTGGTCAGCCACACCTTGATCCTTATCCAGACTATGGTGGTAAGACATATGTAGCTGGATTTGGTAGAACTATTGATAGTGATAAGAAGGATGTTCCGTGGACAGTTGAACAGGCGGAAGCAGACTTGGATGTTCAAATATTAGAGAAATTAAAAGAGATTGATAAGCTAGAACAGAAGTTACCAAAAGGTATGTCCTTTACCAGATCAGAAAAAGAAGCCCTTATCCCATTCCTACAGAATGTAGGCTATAGTCAGCTTAGTGGTACAAAAGCTATAAAGGCTTTGGAGGAGGGAGACAAAGAAAGATTTGCATTTGAACTGTTCGATGCTGAACAAGGATTTATAAAAGGTACGAATGAAGAAGGAGATAAGGTTATCCTTGGTGGACTAGTAACAAGGCGTGGAGAAGAAGGATCTTTATTTTCCAGAGAATATAATACAGGTGGAATGGTACAACGTAATCCATATCCATATATGGCAAGACCAATTTAGGGAGTAGTGATGAAGAATCAGTGGGAATTTTTTTCCGTACAAGAACTAAAATGTAAAGGAACAAATGAGATAGACATGGACGAACAGTTCATGAAAAAATTAGAGGCTCTTCGTAAGGAGTTAAATCAACCGATGATTATTACTTCA